ATCTCATATAGGATTTTTTTAATTAAAAAAGTTGATTAACGAATACCCTTTCCTTATAAGGTGTGACCGAACAATCAATATAATCCTATTGAAGTTTTTTATAAATAGCTTCACAATCAAACAAATATATTAAAAAATGGCAAATTCAAAATTATTGAAAGAAGCAATCGCTGATGCCAAAGCCGTTAAAGAAACCGCTTTAGCAAACGCAAAACTTGCACTTGAAGAGGCATTTACTCCACGTCTTCAATCTATCTTATCTCAAAAGATGAGAGCAGAAGCAGAGCAGGAAGATGATGCAGAACAAGTAGACGAGGAATTAAGTTCAGATGGTATCGGTTCTAAATCAGATGCTGGATACCCTCAAACTCCTGGTGCAAATCCATCTTACGATGCAATTACTGACTTATCAGTAGGTGTAAAGAAAGATAGTGGTAAGCCAGAGGCAGCAGGTACTGACTACACTAAAGTAGCAGATATTAACGAAGAAGATGAATTCGACTTCGGTGGTGAAGAAGAATCTGATAAGGATGCAGAAATTGCTGAATTAAAAGCAAGATTAGCAGAATTAGAAGGTGAAGATGATTTCGGTGGTGAAGAAGAAGACCCAATGGAAGGTGAATACGGAATGGATTCCGAAGAAGACCCAATGGAAGGTGAATACGGAATGGATTCCGAAGAAGACCCAATGGAAGGTGAAGAAGAGGATGAAATGGGACTAGAAGCTATTATCAGAGAATTAGAAGCTCAATTAGGTGACGAAGAAGCAGAAGAAGGTTCAATGTATGAAGATGAGCACGAAGAAGAAGACCCTAACGCAGCACAAATTGCAGAATTAAAAAGACAATTAGCTGAATTAGAAGGTGATGAAGACGAAGAACCAAAAACAGAATCTAAAAGATTAAGAGAATCTCGTAGAAAATTAAAAGAAAATTTAGCAGATGGTTCTGAAGCTGGTACCGATAAAGGTGAAGACCCTAAAGTAGTGGTAACTAACGAAGGTGAAGATGAAGACGAAGAAACTCTTGATTTGGATGAAATTCTTCGTGAAATGGAAGCTGACATGAAAGGTGACAAAGAGAAAGTTGATGAGGAAGAAGATAAAGAAGAATTGAAAGCAGATTTAAATGAAGCTTACAAAACTATCAAATCTCTTCAAAGAACTATCAATGAAGTTAATCTTTTGAATGCAAAGCTTTTATTTGCAAACAAATTATTCAGAGCACACAATATGACTAACGAACAAAAAGTGAAAGTGATTGAAACTTTGGATAGAACAAAATCAGTTAGAGAGGTTAAATTGGTATTCTCTACATTAGCAGAGAATTTTAAATATACTACATCTTCTAACAAATTAACTAAAAGAGCTATTTCAGAAGGTATTGCTTCTAAAGCAGTTAAATCTACAAAACCCGCTCAAGCTAAAGCGGTAATTACTGAATCGGTTAATTTTGCTAACAGATTCAAAAAATTAGCAGGTATTATTAAATAATTAAACAAAACAAATAAATTCATTTAAAATGAACATTAAAAAATTAATGAACGGCGCTAACCCACAGAGCGTGATGCTTGAGCAAACTAGAGGTTTGAAAAGCAAATGGGAAAAAACAGGTCTACTTGAAGGAGTAGGTTCTGAAACTACAAAACATGGCATGGCGGTAATTTTAGAAAACCAGGCTAAACAATTATTGGATGAGGCAACTCGTACTGGTACATCTTCAGGTTCTGAAGAGTGGGCTGGTGTAGCTCTTCCTTTGGTAAGACGTATCTTCGGTTCTATTGCAGCGAAAGAATTCGTTTCTGTACAACCAATGAACTTACCATCAGGTCTTATTTTCTACATGGACTTCAAATATGGTTCTAACCCAGCGGGTAATCCAAATTTCACAGGTTCATCTTTGTTTGGTAACGGTGGTACTTTCGGTAAAGATTCTTTATCTCCAGCTGGTAACAAATTAGGTTCTACTCAAGTAGCTGAAGGTGGTCTTTACGGAGCAGGTCGTTTCGGATACACTATCAACAACGCTACTTCTGCAATCACTGCAACATTTGCTTCTGCATCTTTAGCAGATATTGATTTTGATTTATCTTCTGGTTCAGTTTCTGCATCTTTTGCAGGTAACACATTGAAGAAAATTGTAGTACCTTTACCATCTGATGCAGATTTCAATGGTGTAAGAGCATTCGAACCAACTTTGTTGACTGGTTCGGCTGTAAATGTTTTCCCACAATACACTACAAAGAATGGTTCAAATGTTGAATTCGTTGCATCTGTAACTGGTTTATCTAATCTTGCAGATGTTGGTGTATCATTGACATACCATGTACAACCAACTGATATCACAAGAGGTGATTTCGAAGATAGAGGAACAGATTTGGCAATTCCAGAAATTGAATTGGAATTGAAATCAGAGCCTATCGTTGCTAAAACACGTAAGTTGAAGGCAATTTGGACTCCTGAATTAGCTCAAGACTTAAACGCTTACCATAGTGTAGACGCTGAAGCTGAATTAACTCAAATGTTATCTGAATACATCTCTTTAGAGATTGATTTAGAAATCCTTGAGATGTTACAGCAAAACGCATTCACAACTGAAAGATGGTCAGCAAGAGTTGGATATGAATATGATGGTGCTGGATTCTCTATTGATTCTTCAGCAGCAGCTGCTCAAGCATACCAAAAGAATACTTGGTTCCAAACTTTAGGTATTAAATTACAAAAAGTTTCTAACAAGATTCACCAATTAACTATGAGAGGTGGTGCAAACTTCGTTGTTGTATCTCCAAACGTAGCTACAATTTTGGAATCAATGAACGGATTCTCCGCAAACCCTGGTAAAGATGCGTTGACTTTCGCAGCAGGTGTAACTAACATCGGACAAATCTCTAACAGATACGATGTTTACAAAAACCCTTACATGACTGAAAACGTAATCTTATTAGGTTTCAAAGGTTCTAACTTCTTCGAGACTGGAGCAGTTTACGCACCGTATGTACCATTGATTATGACTCCTTTAGTGTACGACCCAACCAACTTTACTCCACGTAGAGGTGTTATGACTAGATACGCTAAGAAAATCGTAAGACCAGAGTTTTACGGTAAAGTTATCGTTGATGGTTTAGAGCAACTTTAATCTTTGAGTAGATTTTAGTATCTTAAACTAAAAACATATAAAAAAGGGAAGAGTAGAAATACTTTTCTCTTTTTATTTTATATTTATGTATGAACAATTGAAAATAAAATAAAAATGGCATATCCAGAACAAAGATATAGTGCATTCGAAACTGCAAAAGATTTACCAACCTATTCAGCAGAAAGTACAGATAAAATTTTAGCAAGACAATCTGATGGCAGAGTAGGATACATTTTGGTATCAGATTTACAAACAACATTAGATGGAGATGGTTTAGCTACCGATACTGATATTTCAGCATCAAATGCAGCTAGAGTTTCATTAAGTGGCTCAATTGCAACTAAAATGGCAAATACAGGATTCACATATGTAACAGGTTCGGCATCAGACAATTGGAATGATGCATCTGCTTCAGCAGCTGGTATACCAGTTGGTGGATTATATCACTCACAAGGTGCAGTAAAAGTAAGATTATCATAATCTAACTTAAAATTTTTAAAAAAAAGGGAGAGTAGAAATACTTTCCCTTTTTTATTTTATATATTCATATTTATAGTCGTAAAACTATAATTAAAAATTATGTCTATAAATACATATTGGTCAGGTTCAACGGCAGAAGCATTTTTATCGGCATCGGCATCGGCAGAAGCAACTCCGTTTGGATTATATGATTCAGATTCAGAATTTAGAACTGATGCACCTAAAACAGCCGTATGGGTTGCAAAAAGATTGGGATATCCAGTTATAAACATAGAATTGGATAACCAACAAATTTGGGCGTGTTTTGAAGAAGCTACTTCAGAATATTCTGCTCAAATAAATCAATTCAATATCCGAAATAATTTAGATATTTTAAAAGGAGCAGCAACTGGTTCAAATTATTCTCAAAAATTAGTAGACGGTTCTACCGTCCCAACAATTTTTAGAATGGCACAATCATATGGAACATTGGCGGGAGTGGGTGGAAATGTAGATATTAAAAAAGCATATATAGACATAACTCCTGGTGTACAAAAATATGATTTAACAACATTATCATATGATGCAGCTACATCGCAATCATTAAGTTCATCCGTACAAAGAGATATTGTTAGAGTATTTTATGAAGCAACCCCTGCTATTGCAAGATTCTTTGACCCATATTCAGTTGGTGCGCAAGGTACCTTAAATTTAATATCAGAATTAGGGTTTGGTAATTTTTCACCTGCTGCACAATTCTTAATGATGCCGTTATATGAGGATGTATTGAGAATGCAACAAATTGAGTTTAATGACCATATTCGTAAATCGGCACATACATTTAATATTGTAAATAATAAATTAGAGATATTTCCAGTACCAACTGATGCGACTAACACTAGAATATACTATGAATATTTTGAAAGAGATACTTTTGAAAATAACTCATCAATAGTACAAGATGGTGTTGTTGCGGATTATTCAAATATTAGATATGATTTTATTCAATATAGTAGAGTAAATGAAGTTGGTAAACAATGGATTAGAAAATATACATTAGCACTTTCAAAGGAATTATTAGGTGCAATCAGAGAGAAGTATTCATCCGTTCCAATTCCAGATGGTGAGGTTAATTTAGATGGAGCAGCATTGAGAGCAGAAGCACAGGTTGAGAAAGATGAATTGATAAAACAATTGAGAGAAAATTTAGAAGAATTAGGTAGAAAAACTCAATTTGAAATAAGAAAAAATGAGGCCGATTACCATCAAGATATGTTAAAAAAAGTTCCACTTAAAATATATGTAGGTTAATATGCCAAAGTTTTTAGTAGGTAGAGATATTGATTTTTTCAAAAGTATAGCCAGAGAGTTGGTTGATACTGTCATAGAAAATACTGTCGTTTTATACAAAATAAATTTGAACGAAACGAAGGTAAATATCTATGGTGAAGCATTAAATAAAACCTGGCATACTGGCGTAGAGTTATACGCATTGATTGATAAAGAACCCGAATCGGCTCTATATGAAGGATTTGGTCCTGATACAAACCAAGATGTTGTATTTAAATTTGATAGAGGATTGTTAGAAGAACGTAACATACATCCTGAAATTGGAGATGTTGTTTATTTTGATAATCAGTATTATGAAATAGGTAATATGAATGAAGTACAATTTATTGGTGGGTTACCTGCTAATACTTATAGTATAGTATGTTTTGCATTTTTAGTAAGCAAATCTAATCTTAATATCGAAAAGAGAATAACATAAAAATATGTCTACAAACCCATTAAGAAAACAGGAGAGAGTTCTTCAAATTAAAAAGGAAAAAGGAGAATTAAGACAATCGGTATCTTTATTTGATATTGATTATGCTATGATGTCTTATTTGGAGGATACCGCATTACCTACATTAGATGATAATGGTAAAGCTTTAAAAATACCTGTCATATATGGTAATTCCGAAAGATGGAATGGAGCAAGAAGACAAGGAATTTATAGAGATGGTAATGGAAAAATTCAATTACCGATTATGATGATTCGTAGAACATCTATTGCAAAAGATGATGCGATGCCAATGCAAAATCGGCATGTAACATATCAGGGTATCACAAAATACTCAAAAGATAATAGATACGATAGATTTACATTATTGGGAAATAATTCTCAACCAAAGTATGAAATATATAAAATTCAAATGCCAGAATATGTAGAACTAAACTACGATTGTATGGTTTGGACTTCTTATATAGAGCATTTAAATTCTGTAATAGAACAATTACAATACACAGGTACATATTGGGGAGATAAAAATGGGTTTCAATTTAGAACTAGTTTAGGAGATTTTAATGTAATAAATGAAGTTGGGGATGGTACTGAAAGAGTTAATAGGATTGAATTTAGTTTATCAGTTAAAGCTCATTTACTTCCTGAAAAATTTGATGGAGAGGATACTACTAAAAAAT